ACCGTCCACATAGTCGTTTAAATCTCCAACGGCGGTATTGGCGTTCTTTGCGCTCTCAACGGCGGCGTTGGCGGTGTTGAGAACCGAATCTGAATACCCCTTCAGCGTGTCTTGAATAGCTTTATTGGCGGCTTCTACGGCTGTGTTAAAGTCGGCATACGCACTGTTGAAAGTGGCATATTTGTTATCAACATTGTTTTTTTCGGTTACAGTGGTTCTACCATCGGCGATAGCGGAATTGATTGCGCTGATAAGGTTTTCAATACTGCCCATAAGCGTAACCTTGGCATTCAGAAGCCCGGTTTTTGCCGTTCCCGTAAGATAGGCGTTTGTGTACAGTTTGTTATACGCAGCTTCCACGGCGGCTTTCGTGTTGTTCACTGTGTTGATGTACTTCTCAATCGCTTTCGCTTCCGCTTCCGTAATAATGCCGTCAGCGAACGCACCGTCCACATAGTCGTTTAAATCTCCAACGGCGGTATTGGCGTTCTTTGCGCTCTCAACGGCGGCGTTGGCGGTGTTCTGAGCCTGAGTTATCAAACCGTTCACGGCTTCCCATTCATCAAGTTCATATAAGCCCGATGAACCTGATTTGAACTTTATTTGCCCGGATATGATACCTTTCAATAAATCAAAATAAGTGTTCCCGTCTGTGGAAACAATCCTGTCTGTCGTGATACGTCCCGGAAGGATTTCTGTAAAACCGTACAGAGTGACAAAACTCCGTTCTTCATTATATTCAGAGTTCAGGACACCGACAAGAAGATGATAGAAGCCTGAAACACCCTCTAATTTGATTGCATTTTCAGACAGGGTGAAAACACCTGTTTGTGCCGTCTTTGAGACTTTTGCATACAAATAATACTTCTTCTTACCGTCATCAAGCACTGCGCTTGTGTAGGCTGTCATATCCCAAAATTTATATTCCGAAACCTTGTGCGATGCACTGACCGTATTGATACCGAGGGTCATGTGTTGTATGATACCCGCTGCCGCTGTCAGTTGTTTCGTCTCATTGTCATAGACAATTCTGTGCGTAACCGGGACGGGGTTTGTCTTTGAGTTCACAAAACGGAATTGAAGACTTTCATCGCCTACAAGCATTGACATCGTTTGAACGGCAATCGGGTTGATTGAGTTCGTGAAATTGTCGAGCAATGCTTCTTCCAACATGCTGATTGTTTCCTTTGCGTCCCTAAACCGTCTTTTAGTGAATTGAATAGCGTCACGATGTAGGTCATCAACGATGACTTCCTCACTTTTCAGGTCATTCAATGTTGATGAAACACTGCCGCTTACCGTTGTGTTTGAAAGTTCAATCACGGGGCTGTGCGGTTTATTGATATAATCTTTTATACCCGTTATACGCACGAGAACGCCGTCTTTCTGAAACTGATCGTCAGAGAAACGGATATATCCCCCGAGTTTGATGCGCCCCCCGATGTTTACCCAATCTTTTTTCGACCATATCCCGTCAAGTTCTCCCGTAAAAGTGAATTTCAGGTCTTCATTATCAAACAAGCATTTTACAGCCGCCCGGAACATATCCCATGATGCGCCTGTTTTCGTGGCATTATCACAAATGTAAGCAGTGGGAAGCATACATTTGAATACGGCATACTTATCGCCCGATTTAGGGGCGAATGTGGTATTTGGCATAGTTTGCCCGTCTATGTCTGCGGGAACAATCTCAAAACGGCGTGCCGCCTTTCCTTTAACGGCATTATGGTAATATTTAACCTCAAACTCCCGTCCGGCAAGCATACCCGTCTGAAAAACAACGGTCATAGTTTCCCCCTCTATCAAGCATTCTTCATAATTCAGTGAAGATGGGATTGACGTGTCAACAATGTCATAAAAGTTGTTTTTCTCATCAACAACTACAACCGTGTTGACCGTACCGACACGTTTCGGGTAAATCTCAGAACAGTCAAGACTATCTTCGGCGAGTGATGACAGTTGTTTGTCATCACGGCGTATTGAAAGCCCTGCTTCATCAACGACATAACGGCGGGCGTTCTTGGCTATGAAGCCGTCTTCATCTTCAAAATGTTCGCCGTCATAAGCGAGTGTTTGGTTCTTGGGAAGAAGAAGCTCGGAAGAACCGTATTTTGACGGGTCTATATTGTCCGTACCGCCTTGAACGAACAAAATTTCCGTTGGCGGGTTGTCTCCCGTATTTGAACGTCCGACACCCGGCTTGAACCCGTTGCCACATCCATAAGACAGCGGGAGGGGGTTACTTTTGTTGTATTCAATCTTACGTAATGACACACGTTTTCCCGTAAACTCGTATTCTGTCTTGAACGTTGAAGCCATGCGGGTTAGAGCGTCAATACAAAAATCATGGTCATAGGCAATCAGGGTTTCAACACCGTCAATACATTCGCCAACCATCCATCCTTTGTCACGGCGGTTCATATTGTCAACAAACATTTGAAGATGTTCATGTGGCTTTGCAGTCAACGAAAATTTCAAACGTCCGTCAACCGGGTTTCTGAATTTCCAAACTTTTGCGTTTGCTTCGGGCGGGTCAAAAAGCACCGTGTATTCAAACAATCTTTTATGTTTCATCTTGAAATTCTCCGGGCGTTTGAGCGTGAACGTTTCGCCTTGAAACTCACAGTAAGAGCCTACTGGGATTTCAACGTGTTCAGGGAGCGAATAATACAACGTTAAACTATGGTCTCCCATGACAGCCCTATTGCGGTAACTGTTATCGTCAACCTCGATTTCAAGAACCTTGCTTCCGGCATTATTGTAAATTATCATACTACTAAAAACTTTGAGTTATTTTTCCCGAATTTCCCCGTGGTTGAACTTTCTTTTTAAAATGGTGTGATTATATTGTAATCACTTTTTGAGCGTTCTACGGGGCTAAAAAAGGCTTTTTCAAGAATAACCATTCTTCCCGTCACATTTTATGTTTGAATAACGTGACGGGAAGCGGTTTTTACAAGTTACAGAATACCGTATTCAAGGCAGTCTGCATCCACTTGCGCTTTCAGGGTAGCACGTTCGGATAGATAGGCTTTGTATGCCTCAATCTTTGCCTTGGCTTCCTCGCTTGACTTCGCCCCTCCAATCATACCGAGGTTCGCTGCGTTGAACTCATTCACAAGTTTTTGTTCCCGGTTGTTGTCCCATTTCTCCGTGATAACTGTTTCAGTTATCTTGTTTGAAGAAAGCGGAGCCCACACGGTAACTTCTTCACATTTCCATTGTTCCTGAACCGGGGCTTCATCGTCAGAAGCGAGTTCGCTTGGTTCAACGGTGGCGGGTTTTTCAACTTTCTGAATGTTGAAGCGGTAAACGTAACTTCCGTTTCCGACAGCCTCCAATTTGGTCGGCTGATTGTCATAAAATGCTATCATAATAACACGGTTTAATGATTGTTTTTAATAAATGTTTACTATCACTATGTTTCGCCCAACCGAGCCACGGGGCGACAGCCTGCTTATAAGCCTTTGCGTCAAGCGGAGGTTTGCGGCGGTTTAGCCGTGAGACGGTATGGCAGAAATTCTTCTTAATGCTCTTGCGGATAAGTTTCTGTTTCCGAAAGAACAAATAACCGACATAATCAAGCGCACGCCCATGTTTGTCATAACGGTTCTTTGCGATAGGGAATATCTGATAATTGCCTTTAATACTTAGTTCAAGTTCTTCCTCGATATATTCTTTTATGAACTTGAAAACCTGATGAAGAACGTCCTTGCTTTCAGCCAAGAACGGTATATCGTCAGCGTATTCAATCGCTTTGATATATGGCTTTTCTTTCAGGTTCAAAGCCTTTCTGACAAGTTCCGGCAAACACTCGTTTACCCAATGCATGAAATAGCATAAATACAGGTTTGCGAGATATTGTGAGAGATAGTTCCCGATTGGAAGACCTTGTGCGCTGTCTATGATTTCGTCAAGAAGCCACAACAGGTCAGCGTCCTTGATTTTACGGCGTATCAGTCTTTTCATCACATTGTGACTGATTGAGGGATAATACTTCTTGATGTCAATTTTCAGGCAATATAAGGGCTTTCCCTCAAACTCCTTTATTATCTTGTCAACTTGATGGGCGCACCCCTCTATACCACGTTTCTTGACACAAGAATAAGTATTGTGCGTGAATGTTTTGACCCATATCGGTTCAAGAACATTCATAATTGCGTGATGTACTATTCTGTCGGGATAGTACGGAAGACGGAAAATAAGCCTTTCCTTTGGTTCAAAAATCGTGAAGACATCATAAGGAGAGGTTTTGAACGTCTTTGTCAGCAAGGCTTCATGTAAGGCAAGAATATTCGCTTCACGGTTCTTGTCGTGAACCCTGACCCCGTATGTGTGCGTTTTACCCTTGCGAGCCTTTCTGTCAGCTTCCCGCAAGTTCTCAACGGAGATTATGGTCTTATATAAGTTTCCTATTCTTTTCATACTTCTGCTTTGCTTTTCTTAGTCAGAGTTTTCGGTAGCCCATACAACAGGCGTTCCTACCAACACTTTTAGGAGGTTTGCTTGAAATCTTTTGCCAAGTGGCAAGGCTGTCATTCTTTTATTTTGTTTCATATTGTCAAAACCAATTTTAAAGCATAGGTGAGAACCGATGTTCGCATTCGTATTCGAGGGGGTGTTATTCGAGTTCGCATAGGCGAGACCTGCATTCGCACTGTTATTCGCGTTACCGCTGAACAGGACACCACAAGAATGACCCACCTTTTATTTTGTTATCTCATTGTGTTCTCATTCAAAATAATACCTGTTTCCGTTCCCTCTCAAAGTAACCTTTCGGGGAAACTTATTCATTTCTTTGATTTTCTTCAAGACATAAAGAATATCGGATGAACCCGTGAAAAATTTCTTGGCATCTGATTCCAAACTGTCTTTGGATGGCTTGATTTTTACAAGCGTCTGACCCTTGACACCCTTAGCCTTGCTGAACCTTGTAGGAACTTCTTCAATGAAATCAACCACCCAAAACGTGGTGTTTACGAGTTTTGATTGTGTCGTTTCATCACAATTGAAACTCCTGCTGTTTTCATCTCTCGGGATATTAAGGAAAGCGAGGCTTCCGTCATCTTCTTTTGGTATGTTGTTCATTTCTTCAATCATTGTTTTATACTGTTATTATTTGAACCCTGCCCCACAAAGAGGCAGGGAAAAGGTTATCACTCAAAGCGTGTTACGCTGGCGTGGGGATAAAGCAAAGGCGAGAACCGAGGCTCGCAGCCGAAGACGAGGGGGCGTAAGACGAGCGCGCACAGGCGAGACCCGCATACGCACCGGTAATCGCGCCACCGCCGAACAGGACACCACGTAACACTTCGCCTGAACTTGGTATGTTGGTATAGTGGTAATCACAGAAATAAGTCGTAGAACCGCCCCCGACAACATCAGGGATGATTTCGCCTCCCTCTCCGAAAATGACTGACTTCACATAAGCCTCCGTGCGGGCTTCATTGCCGACATGGGAATAACCCGTATAATTGCTGTCATTGAACTTCTCGGGGTCATCAGTGACAAAAACTTTGCTCAACCCTCCTGCGGCGGCTGACTGTATTTGAATGTTGATACCGTCCGTCCACTGCCAAATATGCCCAAACGGGTTTTCGATACCACGATAACGGCACACTTTGACTTTCTTTGAAGAAGTGTCATATTCAGTGGGCATGGTATATTCTTTTTCGCCTGTTCCGTTGCCGAGTTCATCCGTATAGCCACAAGGGATAAAAGGATAATAACCGTTGAACGTGTTCCATTTGCCGCTGTCAAGTGTTGTAACCCCGTCTCCGAGACCGCCTTGTGCATAGCCGTTGCTGTCTTTTGCGGCGTTGTACGCCTTTTGTGAGTTGAGTGTGGCGTATTCAACGGCAAACAGCCAATAAATGTCTTTCTGAATGTCGTATGTCATACAGTTCCATTCTTTTGTTGACGGCTTTCTTTTCCGGGCGTAGGCTCGGAAGTTGGTACGTGAAATAGACGTTGCGGGTCTTCCAAGTACGGAACGGTATGTGTTGTCCCAATCTGACTGATTGCCACCGCCCCTGTAATCCGCACCGTCATTCACAACTGAACATAGTTTGGTTGTTGAACGCTGTACGGAAGCCTCATAAGCCGAAACGTATTTCTTCTTCACTTGATGATAGCCGGGCAGAGGGTATTCAGAGAACTTCACACGGCGTTTGTTACCCTCTGTTTCAAACTTGCGATAATACATCGGCAGTTCAACCATGACTTGCCCACGTGAGCCGTCACGGGTCTGACCCGTCCAATCCGATGGGTTGAGATATTCAACCACGTTCCCGTTGTCATCAAGAAGACAGCCTTTCATGCGGTTGTGTACGGGTAGGGATTTATGAAGTGACATATTACCGATACGGGTAACGTCAGGGGATGATACCGTGACATCATATTCAATGCCGTACATACAGTTTTCTTCCATGTAGGGCAACATGGCTGCGAGAGCCGCTTTCTTGCTTTCCCCGTCTTCCAATACTTCACATAACAGTTTGAACGGGTTGTCGCCTGAAACGTCAGGCAGGTCACTCAATCGTTTTCCGTTTGTGAACGCTTCAATGATTTCCCTTACTTTGTTTTCTTCATCTGTTGATAGTGCCATAATTTAAAAGTTTTATTTGTTGAAAAATTATTTTAATTGAACCTGAATTTGCCATTTGCGGTCAGGCGCAAAGTTGATTTTGTACAAAGCCTGACAGACTGCGGAACGACTTCAATATCAATGGTTCGATAAATGCTTGTGTTTTCTGTCGGGATGACGTGTATTTTGCTTATGCCGACACTGTTCACGGTCAGAAAACCGTCAGGGGCAACGGAAACCGCTTTGTCATCGCCCAAGAAAAGGACATTGTTACCCGTTCCCGCCGGGGATAGGGTAGCTGTTACTCTCAGAATGTCTTTGTTCCCTTTGGTTATTTTCTTAGGAAACTCTAATGTCATTCCCGTTGGCTGTTTACGGTCTTTAGCCGTGATTGTCTGCTCCAATTCTTCCAAACGGGCGAGGGCGGCGTTCATTTCAGCCACACTTTCCGTTGCTTCTGCCGCCGCTTCTCCTGCGGCTGACGCTTGTTGTTGAGCGTTTGTGGCAG